TCGTCTTTGGGTATCAGCGCGACAACCGAGTCGTGGACAGTTAGCACTACGCGGTACCGCTTAGAGATACGTAGCATCTGCTCCGCCACCGCACACCGTGCCACGGCTTGTGTAAAGTTCTCCACGATCTTCCCCCCGTAGATATAGGTCGGCACACCCCTTGACGTGTACACCCATTGATCGCGTTTACGATCTGCTACGTACATCTTACGGAGCCCGGGGTACTGTAAATACAAACCGCTAGGTAGGGTTAACCCTGACCCCGGAACCGCTTTGATGAGTCCCTGCGCATCCACAGTCATCGTCTGACCGAGAGTCAAAGAGTCAAGCGCCTCTTCTGCGCTACTCCACAGTGCTTGGATACGGTTGTTACGGCTTCGGTACGTGTCGATAATGCGTTTCGCCTCGTGCTCGGATACATCCACGCCCGCCTGTGTCTTTAAGAATAACTGTAACTTCATGTGCCCGACGCCATATCCTGCACCGAGGATAACGGTCTTGCCAACTTGCCGTTGCTGCTTGGTAATCTGGTCACGTGGAATGGCGTAGATCGCCTCTGCCATGATCTTGTACACGTCTTCTTTATTCTCAAACGCTTCCACCAGTTCGGTCTGCCCTGCCAGCCACGCCAACACCCGCGCTTCGATCTGAGCGGAGTCGCAGTCCACCAACACAAACCCCTCGGGGGCACGGATTGCCCGCTTGATCTGTTTAGCGTTAGGCCCACGGCTTGGTAGGTTCTGTAGGTTGACCTTGTCCTGCCCCGACCACCGACCTGAGTGCGCACCGTAGTACCGCAGTGGGACAGGGAACGCCCCCCGATCTGCCATCTCGATAAAGCGTTGCGTGCGGGTCTCCTCGATGGTTGACTTGTTACCCAACCGTGCCGCTACCAGCGACTGCACACGTGCGTCGGGGTGCTCTTCCAATGCTTGAAACGCCACGTCTGATTTAGCAAAGGCGTAAGTCGGTTTGCCCGTGGTAAGGCTTACCTTCATTGGCGGCTCCACACCGTAGGCTCGAAGTAGGTCCGCGAACTTCTGACCAGACATCAGGGCTTTCTTGATACTCGTGACGTCCGGCAAATCAAGCTGGCTCTTCACCGCCATGAGTAGAATGAACTTCTGTGCTTGTACCGTCTCTAAGTGATCTTGCAAGTGTGGCTTGTCAAGCACCAGTGTCGGCTGAATAAACATACGCAACGTCAGGTCGATGAGCTTTAGCTCCTGCTTCGGGAACCCCATGCCGACATACTGCGCGAACAACGAATAGGTCAAGTCCACGTCGTTGACACAGTACTGTGCGTACCTCGCGAGCTCTTCTGCGGTGAAGTCTGCGTAGTGTTTACCAAGAGCGTTCTCCACTTCTGTACCCTTGATACCAACGCCCATGCGCTCGGCTTGTACTTTGAGGCTGTGCCCACGTGCATGAGGGAACAACGCGCGAGACATACCCAGTGTGTCTGCCCAACCCTTGGGGTTCACACCATATCGCCAGCTAAGAATGGCGCCATCAAACGCCGTGTTTTGAGCCAGTACGATGGCGTTTGACCAGTCAAACTCACGGATGAAAGTCTCCGCCTGTTCTTGCGGTACCCAAACGGTTGGCGCGTCGTCTACCTTGATAGAGAACCCGATCAGCTCAAAGCGCGGGTCACGTACGTACTCTTCCGTAGTTAGTTTGGTTAAGCTGTATTCACGGTCGTAGTACGTCTCCGCGTCAAAGGTCACTAAAGGCATCTGCTTCCCAGTCTGTGTAGTTAGAGGGCGTGTGTGGTAGTGTGGTCAGGAGGTTAAGGTTTGTCTCGTTGATAACGAGCGCCACCCCACCTGCTTCGTGAATTTTTCGTAGGTTAGATAGTTGCAAAGCAGTGGGCTTGCCCCGGCCTGCCTTAGCTTCTATGCCAATGAACCGCCCCTCAAGGCATGCGAGTATATCTGGGGTTCCGTTGTTTGCGAACTGCCCCCCGATATAGTTAACGGCATACGCCCCCGCAGCTTTAAGCGCTTTGTGGATCTTGGCCTTGACCTTAGCTTCAGGCGTCATCGTCCTCATCCTCGTCGTGATTGGCGGGATGGTTTGGATCAAATGCTGTTTGGTACAGAAGATCGGACTTAACCATCTCTATAACTCCAAGCACCGTGGGGGTCAGAAGAGAGCCATTGTACTTAGTAAGTACGGTAACAATCTCATCAAACAAACCTTTCGCGACCTGCTCTGTGTCCAGTCTCATATCCATTCTCCTTTAACTTCTTTTAATTTCTGCATGTAGTGCAGCGCTTTGTCTGCGTCAGGGCTGTCTTTTTTGCCTTGGCGCAAACTGTATTTGATGATGTTCCCTTTCAGGAACCCGACAAACTCTTCGTGTGTCAGCACCGCTTCCATCACAGCCCACGGCTGAATTGCCATGTCTTTGTAGTGCGTGCCGCCATGTTGTATGTCATCAGCACTCGTACCGTTAGCGCCACGGTATAAGGTGTCAGTATGCATCTTTGTCTCCATGTTCAATTGGTTCTGTGGTTTGAATCGCTAGAACCGCTTTCGCGTAGATGTGTTCGAGCGTATGACGCAAGCGCAGAGCTTCTTCCATCGCAGCATCACGTTGCCTTCGCAACATACGGTTCTCGGCGAGTGCTTCTGCTAAGTGCAGATCAAGTTCGATTGCTTCTTCGTTTGTCATATCTGCTCCGTTATAAGCATCCCGTAGATGACGCCGAACATCATCGACAGAACCAGCACCCACGCCAACGTACTGCCGATTGTGTAAACGATACCGTAATAGTCCCACTCGTCTTTGAACTCTTCACGCCAGTCGATAGGGTCTTTTTTCGGTGGGGTGTCTCGGTGTACGACTCGCGTACACCGCCGTGCGACTAGCTTATCAGTGAGTCGCATCTCTTGTTTAATGGTCATCATGTCATCTCCTTTATGGGCGTTGCCCGCTTGTTACGCATCTCCTCATGCACTATATGAAGCGCCCGCTCCATGTCTTTAACCGTTATCACATCCAGTTGCGCGTCGTGTAACTCCATGGCCTCGTTGAGCGCCGCCATCTCGTCTGCTCTCAAGATGAACTTCTCGTTCTTTAAGCCGCGCCCACCAACAGAACGCAACGCCCGCAAGCCAGCGTTGACCACATCTTTATACTCACGCCCAAACCCAAGGCGGTACAACGACTCAGTAACGTTGAGCGCACTGATGAGCACATCAAGATCTTTTTTCGTCGCTTTACCCTGCGTGAGCATTGCCATCGCTAAATGGTTCGTCAGCCGTAGATCGACCGCGAACGAGTTGTGCTGATTGACAGGTGTCATGCTCTCGATCACATAGCCGATCGGATCGGTGCGTATCGGTTTTGGTCTGTACTTACTTCTTTTCCGCACGGTGAGTTATCCTTATGAACTTAGCGTACCGCGTCTCGGTCTTGATTGCTTCGACTACTTCAGTTGTTCTAAACTTGTGCTCGTTCGCACACTCATAGGTCCGACGTTTTGAGCCATCGGCTCGCGTTCTCGTCTCTTTTACCAGCGTCCACGTCTGACAGACCGGACACCTCACCGCGCCACCTTCTCAGTTCTCCCGTCGCGATAGTACAGAGTGTTGCCCCTCAGACTGGGATGCTGCATGTGATCCTCCGCTCCGATACGAACAGCCGGTGCCAACATGTCTTTACTTGGGTCATAGGCTCCAGTCATCTTTACAGTAGTGCGTTTCTGCGCGACTTCAGCTTCTTGCTTCCAGCTACCCCACTCGGTCTTTGGCTTAAGAATGGTTTTCATTTCGACTCTTCTTTCTTCTCTAGCATGTCCTGCCAGAACGAATTTGTTACCGCCAAGTGGCGCCGCACGTCTGCCAAAGCGGGGTCGATGACGTGCTCAAGCTCATCCAAATTGTCTTCGATCAGGTCGCCAATGTATTGGGCTTCCCACTCGCTGAGTGTAATGGTGTACGTTTTCAAAACGGTGCCTCTTCTGTTTCGTTAATCAAAAGTTGTTGTCGTATCTTCGCGGCTTGCTTCTGTACCCACTCAGGTTTGATACCGAACGGATTGATGCACTTGCC